GCATCACCAGCACCTGCCCCGGCTCGCCGCCTTCGGGGATAGTGTGGTGGGGATCGTCAGTACGGGCGGTGTGGGTTTCCAACAGGGTGCGGACTTCCACAACCTGCGCGTCCACATAGCCGCGGCTTGCGAGCACCACCGTCGGGTCCACCTTCAGCTCCACGGCGGCGGTATTGCTCACCTCCATAACAAGGCGCACGCGCAGTTCGGCGGCAGAGCCTTCGGCAATCTGCGGCTTATACGTTTCAGGCAGGTTGCCCACGGCAAACAGATCGCCATCGGCGTCAATGATGCCTGCCTCGCGGATGGTCCAGCCGCCTTCCTCGGACGGGATGACCAATTCGGCCACGATGTATGCCGGGTTGTCCGGGTCTGTTTCCAGCGTGTTGAGCTGGGCGCGGTAGACCTCGCGGGTCAATGCAGTCTGCGCCGCATCCGGCGTCACCATCTGCCCCGCGCCATCACCTACGGCGCAGTGCGTCAGGGACACAGTCCGGCCAAGCGCTACGGCATTCGCCAGCTTGGCCCGGCCCGTCTCGGTGAGGATGACAAAAAAGTCCTTGGCCATATCGTCCTCGCTAGGGTTGAGCGGTTACAGTCGTAAACGTTTGCAGCGTCGCGCCAACATGCAGCGGCGAAGTCTGCTCGATATTCTCAGGACGCCACGGCAACACCGTGAGGGCTGCGCCCATATGCAGGGCCATCCCCACATGAACGCGTCCGCGCGTGGTCGAGACCACGGCAAAACCGCGCAGGTGCGAGCGGGTGTTCTTGGCCGCATCCACCACGCGCGTCAGCATGCCGTACAGGCCTGCATCCACGCCGCGATCATCCACCTCGATCTCAATAGCGAAGGTGTACGGCTCGCCCTTTGGAGTTTCCTCCCACCATTCGCGGATGCGCACCCGATAACCAAGGGCACGCACCGCCCGGTCCACTGCGCCGCGCGTCCCCTTGTGCCTGTGCACCCACACGGCGGCACGGATGGCCTCGCGCTTTTGTGCTTCGGTCCAGCTTTCGTCCCATGCATCCACGGACAGCGACCACGCCAGCCACGCAAGTAGCGGCTCCGGGCATTCCCCCGCGCGCCACACAGCGCGCAGCGGCACGCCCACGTCAGACAACCGCGCCACGGCCTCGGACAGTGCCCGTTCCATGGCCGTTGCGCTTGGCGGCAGCAGGTCCCTAGGCACGCTCCACCTCCAGTTCCACGCCCGTGCAATACGCGGCCTGATGCGGCGCGCAGGCCACATCCGCCACAGGCTCGGCCAGCGCCACACGTGCAACACCCTCCACCTGCAACGCCGCATAGACCTTAGACAGCGGCATCCCCGCGCCAAGCACGTGCCCCGCCTCGGCCACGGCCCACATATCCGCAAAGGCTTCGTCACGGACGGCCTCCGCGCTCGGGCCGGGCTGAATGGCAAGGGTTGCGCGGACGGCATAGGTGACGACCTCTGCCGCCTGCACGGTGACGTAATCCGTCAACGGACGCGTCTCCGCCGCCATCAAGACGGCCTCCACGGCAGACAGCACCGCCGGGTCCGGCGTGCCGCTGCCTTCACGGCCGAGCACATGGACCACCACTTCACCGGGCGCGGGGCTGCTTACGGCAGCATCCCGCACACCCGGCACAGTCAGAGCATGAAAGATATACGCGCGGTCCGGTCCGGCCACGCTAAAGCCTTCAGGCGCAAGCTGGATGCGGCGGCGGAACTCGGCATCGGCCTCCCACGTTGGCGGCACAGGCGGATACGCGTCCGGATCGCCGGGAGCCACACGTTTGCGCTCCAGCGGCACCAAAGCCGCAAGGTGATCCAAATCCGTCCCCCCCGCATAGGCCAGCATCACACTACGGGCCGCATCGTTCACACGCTGGCGAAGCAGCGTTTCGCGGTAGGCGGCGGTCTCTAAAATCTTGTATGCGGGATCAGACTCCACAAGCGCGGTGTGCTCCGGATGCCGCGCACAGAAGTCCGCCAGCATTTCGCCAAGCACGGTTTCGGCGTCCAGCTCCTCCACCACCTGCGGCGACGCAAGCAAGGACAAATCAATATCCGAGAACCCGCTCATACGATGATGCCCTCCATGGTCACGGGTCTGCCGTCCGGCAGGTAGATGCCGACCAAGTCAAGCTCCACATGCCCCGGCCCAGCTTCGCGCGCGGTGACGCGCTCCACACGAAAGCGCGGCTCCCACATGGCGATGGCCTCCGCCGTGGCCGCGTAGAGTTCCACAAGCGTCTCGCCATTGAGTGGCGCGTCAACCAGCTCGAACAAACGCGAGCCGTATTCCCTCCGCATCACGCGCGAGCCGATGGGCGTCGTCAGGATGTCGCGCACGGACTGGCGCAAATGGTCAAGGCCGGACAGATCGCGGCCCGTTGTGGCATCGATGCCGCGCACTACTTCGGGCCTCCGGTGTCGCCGCCATGCGGGCAAGGATGAACGTGGCCGTTCAGGGACACCGCCGCGCATACGTCCGCGTCTGTGGTGATGTCGCCCACGGTATGCAGGTTGCCCTTCAATGTGGCGTTGCCGCCGCCGGAGCCGCCGCCCTGCGTCATAGGACCGTTCAGAAATATAGTGCCGTTCAAGGTAATCTGCGGCGCAGTGACTTCCACAGCGCTCCCGGCCGTAACGCTGATGACGCCGCCAGCCTGCACGGTCACATTCTTGGACGCCTTGGCCACGATGTCGCCGGGGATGACGGCGTGCAGGCGGTGGGCGCTGCGGTCATAGTCTATGACGGCACCGTCCGCGTAGACGCGGCGGTCTACATCCGGCGAGGACGCGGGCGCAGGGTGCGCGGACTGATAGATGCTGCCAAGCACCACGCCCTGCGCGGTGTCGCCCGATGGCGACAGCACCACAACCTGCTCCCCCACCTCCGGCGACCACCATGTGCGGTCATTCCCGGCGCGAAGCGTCAGCCACGGCAGCCAGTCCGAAACGGCCTCGCCAAAGGCCACGCGCACCCGCGCGGCCGAATAGTCAGCCTCGGCCACGGTGCCCACGCGGATTACCGACGCAAGCCGCCGCTCCATGTCAGAGACTCGGAAGTTCATCAGCCATTACCTCGGTGTACTTGTCCTTGTGGTCCTCGCCGACCAACGGCGCATACGACGCCAGAACCTGCTTCACAGGCACGCCCTCGCCATCCCACACGCTCTCGCCCAGCGGCACATCAATTTCAAACTCCACCCGCCACGACAAAGCGCCGGAAAAGCTCGGTTCAAATTCATTCGGCTCTGCCGTCAGAAACCGCGCGGGTGCGACCTGCGCCCCAAACCGATTGCCCTGCACCAGCGTGGCCGCAGCCGCCGCCATACGCCGAAGCTCCTGCTCCACGCCGCAGACGCGCGCGGCCACAACAAGAAACACCTCCCAACGGCACTGCACCCACAGGCGCTCGGTGCCGTCATCAGCCTCCCCGGCCCGCTCCATCCCGGCCAAATGCACCACGGCAAGCGGCGCGTTGAGCTTCCTGTCAACGCCATAGTCCACCACATCCCGCAGCCCCGGCAGCCCCTGCCTCAGCGACGCACATATCCCATCATGAACCTCGTCAATCACCACCCACCTCACCGCGCCTTACTCACTTCCCAGCGGAGTTCCTGCTCAAAAAACTTTGAGAACTGCGCATCCAAACGGGGGAACACATCAACCTCTAAAACTCTGCGAATTTCATCATCCACGCTGTGGTACTGCTTAAAGATTGGATATGCCGAATCACCCGAGCGACGGAAAACGTCCCGCTTACCGTCACGGCCTGTAACGATAAACGCATGTCGTCGATCTACCGGACCAGCAGTGACACCAGTGGCCGTCTGCTTCGGTTTCAACAACCTCAAGGGCACAGGCCACAGGCCAAACCAAACTTGAACACCTCGTTTGTTCTTTCCAAGAGTCAGGCGTACGCGGTCGGCTAAAACCTTTCGCTGTACGCCCGAATCCCGCGCCCCCTCGGTCAGCGCTGTGGACCGCACCCAGCGCCCCAGCTTATTGACTGCACGCCGCATGGCCGCTTCAATCTGCTTTTGATCCGCAGCAAACAGACGTGCGATCCGGTCTGCACTTGCCGCGTCCAAGGGGAGTTCCGCCACACCGCAGGTGGACATTACCAGTCCACCTGAACGGTTACATCACATGTGGCGTCCAGCATGACCTCGACGATTCCCGTACCATCAGGACGCACGGCACTTACGGCGTATTCAGCACCATCAACCCATACCGCTGTGCTCTTCCTTGTGACACCTGCAACGTCCCGAGCCTGACACGTCAACTTGTACGCGGCAGTTTCCACCGCGAAGTCTTCCAAGCGCGGCTCCAGGTAAGGCGCATCAAAGTAGGCTTTGAACGTGCGCCGGGTTCCGTCTACCAAGACCACCGTCACGTCCTTTGCGTCCAGTCCGGTGAAGAAACCGTCGAGGTCAGTGATCATCACTTACCCTTACCGCCGCCCTTACCGCCGCCCTTGCCCCCACCCTTTGCGGAAGCCTTTCGGGATTCCTCGGCGGAGGCTACAATAGCCTTGGCGGCAGCACTGCCAGCCGGAACAGCACGTTCGCGGTAGATGAGGTTCTTTCCCACAGAAAGAGGCACCGTCACTTCATCACCCTCGCGGCACATCTCCCCATCAATCAAGATACCCACATTGGCGGCACCCTCCGGTGCCACCACAACAACGGTCATTTCCTTTCTCTTCTGCTTTTTCATGACTCCCCCTTTAGGCGTTCGTGCCCACGCAGAAGGATTCTGCATTACGGATTCCGATGTCAGCGTCCTGCATGGCAATGATGCGCAGCCGTCCCTTCTGGCTGTGAGTGTACGGGTCCAGCGTCAATTCCAGACCACCCCACATGGCAATCATCAAGTCAGCCCAGTTGCCGAAAAAGACATCCGAACCCTGCACCTGATTCGTAACGCCGACGGTGTAGCCGTTAATCTGGCCGTCATCGGTCATGATAGCTTTCTCGCCACTCGGCAGGCGCGCAGTGGTCTTGCAGTGCCCACGCATACGGGCATTGAGCATATACGCCATGCTTTCCACATCCGCATCGTCGGCGCTGATTTCGCTTTCCATCTGCACCATTTCCTTATGCGTGGGCTGGCTGGCCGTTCCAAAGGTGATGGCGTTGACACCGGGGGTAAACTTGAGGCCCAAAGGCTCATCAGTGCCGGTGCCGTAGAAACCAAGACTATCCAGCTTCAGCGCCACGGCCTTCGACAGGTCGGAACGGATCATTGCCTCAACATCCAGACTGCTCTGCCTCAGCAGGCGACGCGAAACTTGGCAGAGTCCGCCGATTGTGTAGGGCGACAAGTTCAAATTCCCAAAGTCACCATCGGACTCCGGCACGTCCTGATCCTCACCAACAACATACCCAGTGGCCCCGCTGATCTGCTTCGGGATATCAACGTTGCCGACAAGGCCGCCGAGCTTGGAACCAAGCTGCATCAACAGACAACGTTTCCTCAGCAGCTCGATGAAGCTGCTTTCCAGCAACTCAGTGCCAACCAGTGCACCACCGTGCGGAGCGGCCCCGCTGTCGGTGGTGTAGGTACGGGCGAGCGGCGTTTGCAGCACCTCCGGGGGCACAACGATGCCCTGCACTTCACGCGCAAGGTGCTGGGCGGCGGCATTGGAAACTTCCAGTTCGAAAGCTGCGGCTTCGCGTGCGCGCAGGTTGTTCGGATCCAGCGCTCGCAGCACCTTCACGAAGGAATAGCGCTTGATTTCACGTTCGCTCAGGCCCACATCAGCGTTCATCTCGTCGGGGGTGGGCTTGTCGGCTTTCTGGTTCATCCGCTCCAGCAGGAGCTGCCGAAACTGATCCGGCGACTTGCCTTCACGGACAAAGCGCTCGGCCTCTTCCGGGGCGTTATACTCCCGGCCCATATTCAACAGATCGTCCATGCGCTGCCGTTCGGCCAGAACAGCGGCGTCGCGCTCGGCGGTCAGATCAACAGGGGGCACGCCCGCGCCGTTTTCACCTTTAGGAGCTGCGCCTTTCTGGGGCATTCCTCTTCCCTCCATCGTTTCAGGTTTCGGCGCGCCACCGTGGTCACGCCCCACACCCACAGAATCATCCGCGGGGATGGTCACGAACGAAATTTCGTAGGGCGTCCATTTCGTCGCCCTGTACACATCCACATCATCCTTGCGGCTTTCCACCAGCTTGACTTCATCCACCTCAAACCCGACGGAAACATGCCGCAGAACACCATCAACCACGTCCCGGAACTTCTCTTCCCCGAGTGGTGATCGGCTAAAGCGCACAACCGCGCGCCCCTTGCCGTCCCCATCAATTCGGGCCGACTCCACAACGCCGATATGAGCCGAGCGGTTGTGGTTGAACAGCACAGCCCCGCCGTTGTTCAGGCGGTTCAGGTCACATGCGGATGCGCTATGCTCCAACACAAGGATCGTGAGCCAAAACTGTTCAATCTCCCGATCCGAGGAAAACGCGATTTCGACCGTACGCTTTTCCTCATCGACGGAACGGACCATCTCAACCGGGAAATACGCTCGGCAATTCTGGCTCTGAATCTGCTCAAGCGTCGGCTTCATCTTCTGCGGCATCATCGCCTCCATGCTCCTGCCCCTTCGGAGCGGTTTGTTTCACCGGGGCCGGGGCCAGTCCCAATTCCTCCCACCGATCCCGATCTTCCTTGATCTCTTCAAAGACCTCTTCAGGATCACGCCCCTGTTCCCTGATCGTGTCGGAAACAGAACGCATCAAA